GATGTAGAGGAAGGCGCTATAGAGGCGCACAATAACGGGAAATAGACATGGCATTTACGAGCTACAGTGACCTAAAGACTACGATAGCGAACTACCTAGCTCGTAGTGATCTGACTTCAGTTATCCCTGACTTTATCCGGTTAGCTGAGGAGCGTTTACGTCGTGATCTGAGAACCCGGCAGATGTTGGTCGTTGCTACGGCTGATACTGTTGGTGGTGACTCTACGGTTGGTCTGCCTACAGACTTCCTAGAGATGCGTGACATTCACCTAAACACCAATCCTATTGCTTCTTTGGCTTACGAGGCTCCTAACGCCTTCTACGCTAACACTAGAGCTACTGAATCTGGTCTGCCTAGAACCTATACGGTACTGGCTTCAGAGCTTCAGTTCTCGCCTATCCCTGATGGTGTCTATACGGCTCAGATGCTGTATTACGCCAAGCCTCCGCTATTGAGTGATAGCAATGCAAGCAATGTATTCTTGGCTAACTTCCCTGATGCGCTGCTGTATGGGGCTTTGGGTGAGGCTGAACCGTATCTAATGAATGACGCTAGATTGCAGGTCTGGGCATCTCTTTATGATCGTGCTATAGCGTCTATTTCTGCTGCTGACCAGTCAAGTGAGTACAGCGGTCAACCGATGGCAATGTCTTATAACGTGAGGTAAATCATGGCAGAAATGTCGAATTATCTGGAAAATGCTCTGATTAACGCCACGTTGCGTAACACGAGCTATACAAGTCCTACAACGGTTTATGTCGGTCTTTATACTTCAGATCCTACAGATGCTAATACTGGTACAGAAGTCTCTGGTGGTTCTTATGCTCGTACTGCTGTTACTTTTGGCGCTCCAAGCAATGGTGCTAGTACAAACAGTGCTGCGGTTGAGTTCCCGCAATGCACAAGCTCATGGGGAACGGTAGGCTGGATTGGTCTATTGGATGCTTCTACTAGCGGTAACTTGCTGTATCACACTGCTCTTGATACGTCTAAAACGATTGATACTGGTGACATCTTTAAGATTGCTATTGGCTCCTTGTCGGTTACTCTGTCGTAAGGGAAATAAATGTCTACTATCGTTACTCGGGCTGGCAAAGGTAGTGCGCTTACTCATAACGAGGTAGATGCAAACTTTGTCAATTTAAACACAGACAAGATACAATCAGGGAATACAGTTTCTAGTCTTATCATTCTAAGTGCGACTATCTCTGGTGGTTCGATTACAGGGATTACGGATTTAGCGGTTGCTGATGGTGGTACTGGTGCTAGTACGGTAGCAGGAGCGCAAACAAACTTGCAAGTTGATCCTGCTGGAACTGCTGTAGCTCTGGCGATTGCATTGGGTTAATTATGGCTAATACCTTCAAGAATTACTTTTCAAAAGATGTAGGTACTTCAGCAGCGACAGTTTATACCTGCCCATCTGCTACACAGACTACAGTTATCGGATTGTCTGTTGCTAATACTTCAGCATCTCCTATTACGACTGACGTATACATTACATCTAGCTCGGTTGATTACTACCTGATTAAGTCAGGCGTTGTCCCGGTTGGCGGTTCGTTAGTTGTGGTTGGTGGAGATCAAAAGGTTGTACTAGAAGCAACAGATGTTCTCAAAGTATTAACAAGTGCGGCTAGCAGTGCGGATGTTGTGGCATCTGTTCTGGAGATTTCTTAATGGCGTACATTGGGTCAACTCCAACGACACAGAGCTTTATCGCTGGAACGGACTCGTTCAATGGAACAGGTTCGGCTACGAATTTCACGCTGACTCGTTCGGTTAGTTCGGTCAACGATGTACAGGTTGTTGTTAATAATGTCGTTCAGTATCCACCGAATTACTCGGTATCTGGGACTACGTTAACCATCTCTCCTGCTCCGTCTAGCGGTACGAATAACGTCTATGTGCGGTATCTATCTACTACATTGCAGACGATTACGCCTAGTGATCTAACGGTTAGTGCTGCAAAGATTCAGACTAGCGCAGTTACAACAGACAAGATTGCAGACGCAAATATTACTGCTGCAAAGTTAAATGGCGCTCAGAGTGGATCTGCTCCGATCTATGGTGCTAGAGCATGGGTCAACTTTAACGGCACAGGAACAGTGGCAATCAAGGCAAGCGGAAATGTAACTTCAATCTCTGATAATGGCACTGGTAGTTATGCGGTCAATCTGACAACAGCAATGCCTGATGTTAACTATGCTTGCGTAATGGCTACTAAAGGGTCAGGAGGTGCTGGCACTCCATTTTTACCAGTAGAACACGCATCATTAGCCGCCAGAACTACAAGCAGCATTGCGTTTTATGTGATTGCATTAAATGGGGCAACACCAGATGCAGATACTGTTGAAGTTGTATTTTTTAGATAAGGAAAAACCATGAACTCAAGAATCATTTACCCAACAGATGACGGCGGTGTCGCTGTCATAGTTCCAGCCGATGAGTGTGGCTTAACCATTGAAGAAATCGCTGCCAAGGACGTACCAGCAGGTAAGCCTTACGAGATCGTAGACGTAGCGGATATTCCTTCAGATCGTACATTTCGTGGAGCATGGTCATGGGTCTCGTAATCGACTTAACTAAAGCTAAGAACATTGGTCACGATATGCGTCGTGCTGCTAGGGCTGAAGAATTCAAGCCTTACGACGACGCTATTGCCAAGCAGATACCCGGTCAAGCCGAAGGCGCAGAAGCAGCCCGTCAAGCTATCCGTGACAAGTACGCAGCTATCCAGACTAGTATTGATGCAGCAGCTACACCTGACGAGATTAAAGCAGCACTGGGGATTTAAATGCCTATTAGCTACATTACAGCAGCATCATTAGATGGTGGGCAAAATACCGCAGCTCCGATCTATGCTGCTCGTGCTTGGGTTAACTTTAATGGTACTGGTACGGTAGCTATCAGAGCGTCTGGTAATGTAACTAGCATCACAGATAATGGCACTGGGGATTACACGGTGAATTTCACTACTGCTATGGCTGATGCGAATTATAGTGTTGTTACTGGATGCGCCTTGAGTGATGCTGTTGTTAGCGGAAATACATCTAGAACAATAGCACCAAGGTCACCGACAACTACATCTATTCGGATAATTGAAACTGATGGTGGAGTTGCAACAGATTTAGCTTACAACTATATTTGCGTATTACGCTAACAAGGTCAAATAATGAGCTACATAGGCGCAGAACCAACCACAGCTTCATTTCCGTTTGATCAGTTCAGTGGTAACGGATCAACTACAGCTTTTACACTGACCTATGCGCCAGCTAGTACGACTTCGATTGTTGTAGCTGTATCAGGCGTGGTACAGAATCCGAATACTTACTCAGTCTCTGGCTCAACACTGACGTTTACAGGCGCACCACCATCTGGCACGAATAACATTGCAGTATTGTTTCTTGGTCTTCCTTCTATTGTTGGTGTGCCTAATGCAGCCACAGTCGGTATATCGCAACTAAGCGCAACAGGTAGTCCTAGCAGCACGACTTTCTTACGTGGTGATAATACTTGGAATGGTGTAGCTAGTTTAACAACTGCATCAGGTAGCGCACCATCGTACAGTGCAAGGGCTTGGGTTAATTTTAACGGTACTGGAACTGTTGCAATTAGAGCAAGTGGTAACGTATCGTCGATTACTGACAATGGCACGGGTGATTACACGGCTAACTTTACAACTGCAATGGCTGACGTAAATTACGCAGTAGCTACAAATGCAAGCGATCTATCAAATTCTGGCAGACAGTCATGCCCAAAAGCTATTGCTACCGGATCAGTTCGCGTTACTACAACTGATACGCCGGGTTTAACAGTTGATTACACTTACGTTGCAATTTCAGTTTTCCGCTAATCAGGACTAATCATGGCACTAACTAAAGTACAAATAGGAATGACAGACGCTCCTACTAGCGGAACGGCTGTTGCGTCTACGTCTGGAACCAGCATTGACTTTACTGGTATACCTAGTACGGCAAAGCGGATTACGGTGATGTTTAGTGGGGTTAGCACGAATGGCACATCAGCAACTATTATTCAACTTGGTGATTCTGGCGGTATTGAAACAACAGGTTATTTAGGATCGATGAGCTATCAAGGAGCGCAAGCACTTTACACTACTGGTATTGGAGTGAATAACACGGGTAGCTCCTCTGCTTTACGTCATGGGTCAACAATAATAACTTTGGTAGATTCAAGCACAAATACATGGTCGGCTATGGGCGTTGTTGGCACTAGCGGAATTGGGTCTGGTGAAACTTATAGTAGTGGTTCAGCTAAATCACTATCCGCAACATTAGACCGCATTCGCATTACCACCGTCAACGGAACAGATACCTTTGATGCAGGAACAATCAATATCATGTGGGAATAATGAGCCTTCAATACGTACTCTATGACTATTGGGATTATGGCTATGCTGAAGGCGATGCAATCCTTGAGTTTGGGAGTGCTTCGGTAACGGCAGTAGCCACTGTTTCCGCATTTGGTTCAAGAGTACAATTCGCAACAGGCAGTGTTAATGCATTAGCAACAGTTACAGCAGATGGCACAAGGATTCAGTTTGGCAATGCAGCAGTTAATGGATTAGCAACATTAACTGCATCAGCAAGTAGGGTTAGAGAGGCTTCTGCTAGCGTTACTGGAGTAGCCACTGTCACAGCCATCGGTGGCGTTGTTTACGAGGGTTTTGCGGCGATTAATGCGCTGGCTAGTGTATCTGCCTATCCAAGTGCAATATGGGCTGGAAACGGCTCTATTCAAGCCGTAGCGGTATGTGCTGCAACAGGTCAGATTATTGGTGAGGAATGGGTTGATGTAATTCCTGATACTAATAATTGGTCTGGTGTTACTACAAGCGATGATATGTGGACAGCGGTTACGGGTGAATCAGATACTTGGACTCCGACATCAACAAGCTCTAATACATGGACTACGCAATCTGGCGGTTCTAATACTTGGACGAGGCAGTAATGCAAAAGATTTTATTCGGTGAGTGGTTGCCAGATCAACCCGGCGTAACAGGTGCAGTAACAGACGCAAAGAACTGTTATCCAGTTGCTAATGGATATGCTCCAGTTAAGAGCGAGGCTGATTACTCTGACGCTGCTGGTGCTAATCTAATCATTACCTTTGCTGGTAAGTTTGATAGCGCTACTACATTGTTTGCAGCTAGTACAACCCAGATTTATAAGTTTGATAGTTCTGATGCTAGCTTGGATGCTGCTACGACTACGGGTTACACAGCAGTTGAAGGATGGGATGTAACTCAGTTTGGTGCAAAGATGATTCTGGCTAATGGTCAGGATAAGCTGCAAGCATGGACTTTGAATTCATCGACTAATTTTGCTGACTTAGCTGCTGCTGCTCCTACTGCCAAGTATGTAACTGTTGTGCGTGACTTTGTAGTTGCTGCTAATGATGGAATTGATACTAGCAAGGTTTACTGGTCAGACATAAATGACGAGACAGACTGGACACCGGGCGCTGCATCTCAGTCTGATACACAGATTCTTCCGGACGGTGGTGACATTACTGGCATAGCTGGTGGTGAGTACGGTCTGATCTTCTTGGAACGTGCTATCTACCGGATGACCTATACAGGCTCACCATTCTTCTTCCAGTTTGACGCTATTTCACGGTCTTTAGGCTGCATTTCTAACGGATCTATTGCTCAGTACGGCAACCTAACGTATTTCCTTGCAGACGATGGTTTCTATGTCTGTGATGGTCAGTCAACGAAGAACATAGGTAGCGAAAAGGTAAACCGCTGGTTCTTTGATAATGCTATTCCGGGTGAGATATTTACTGGAATGAGCGCTACAGTCAATCCTGTTGCTAAGTTAATAATATGGAAGTTTAATAATACATTTGGTGGTAAAAATATGCTGATGTACTCGATTGATCTTAACAAATGGTCATACGCAGACACTACAGCAACGTCAATTGCTTATGTATTAACACCTTCCGCTACGTTAGAGCAGGTAGATAACTACAACTCAAGCATTGATGCGCTTGATATTCCTCTGGATTCGCGTGTTTTTGCTGGTGGTCAGCTACTATTTGCTGGTGTTAGCGGTCAAAAGATCATTGCTTTCTCAGGCCAGCCTAAGACTGCAAACATATCAACGGGTGATATTGATGTAGGTAGGTCTACGATCATGCTAGCCAAGCCGATTGTGGACAATGGTAGCGGTTCTATCGCTGTTTCTAGCCGGGATAATCTTGCTGAACAAGTGGAATTTGGCTCAGATGTGTCTCCAGACGCAGAAAACCGTGTGAGCTTGCGGTCTAATGGTGAATATCATCGACTAAGACTGACTCCTACTGGATCTAGCTGGAAAACTGCTGTTGGCTTAGAGTTTGACGTTGTTAAACAGGGTGATCGATGACTCAGTTCCGTACATTACCGCCATTTGGAGGAGATCCTCGTCAGGTTTCTGAGGTGGTTCGTGGGGTTATGGACGGAAAGACCAATAATACGGGTCGGATTACGTTAGCCACAGGGAATGCCACGACAACTACCCTTAACGACGAGCGTATAGGCTTTGACAGCCTGATATTCTTGGTTCCTGTGTCTGCTGCTGCCAACAATGATTCAGCTCCTTACGGTGCGTTTCAGAGCCTTGTAGACCAGTCTATAACGGCTAATACAGCCACTGCAATGACGCTAGATACGACTGATTACTCTAGTGGTGTATACCTGTCTAACAGCTCTAGGATGAATGTAAGGAATGCTGGTATCTACAATCTCCAGTGGTCTGGTCAGTTTCAGAATACAGATAACCAGTTGCATGATGTTACCGTTTGGCTAAGAAAAAATGGTACAGACATCGTAGGATCTGCTGGTTTTATTTCTATCCCAAATAGTCATGGTGGCGTTAATGGTCATATTATTTCTGGATGGAACTATTTTCTTGAGTTAAGTGCAAATGACTACATTGAGATTTATTGGTCTGCCACTAATGCAGCAATTAGCCTTCAGTTTTATCCAGCAGGAACAAGCCCAACGAGACCAACTACAGCTTCCTTAATTACAACATTGAATTATGTTTCGCCTAATGCTTCGTCGAATATATATGTTTCGTCTCAGCAACAAGGAAGTGCTACCCTTACGCATTGGGCAAACAATACGGCAAATAAAACCTATGGATACATTGTGGTGGGCTAATGGAGTTTAGGTACATACCTGTAGATAAACTTAGGGACTGGTGGCCTACAGTACGCCCCGGCTTAGATGAAATTAAAGGGTATAGCCCAGAAAACTGGATAGTAGAAGATGTGTACACAGACTGCTTTAACCAAAAAGCAATGCTGTGGGTAGGACTAGAGAACAACCACTTTAAGTGCTTCTTTATCCTGCAACCTATGGGCGAAACAATGCACTTATGGGCTGCTTGGTCGTTAGAAAATAATTATCAAATTGTTGAATCTGGATTAAAATACATAAAAGACATCTGTAGTCAAGGTAATGTCAAATATCTAACTTTCTCTAGTCATCGTCGAGGATGGCAACGTAGGGCGAAACAACTCGGTTTCCGTCCTAAACAATGGATTTGCGAGGTGTAATATGGGCGGTGGTGGCGGTCAACAAACAAGCACAACGACTACGAGCATTGATCCAACAATCAAGCCGTATGTTACTTATGGCCTAGAAGAAGGCAAGCGCCTTTATGAGTCTGGTACGCCTAGCTTCTTTCCCGGTCAGACCTACGTTTCTCCGTCTCAGGCTACTCAGTCAGCTCTCAATATGGCTCAGGAACGGGCTATGGCGGGTTCTCCGCTGGTTCGTTCAGCACAGCAAGAGCAATTGGCTACGATTCAAGGACGAGGCGTTAATCCATTCCTAGAGGGTGCTTTGGCTGGCGTTAAT